GTCAGCACCGTTGAACAGCAGCCCGTCCGGGTTCGACGGGTCGAGCATCCGGTCGCCGTTGTCGAGCACCACATCAGCGGTCCCCGGCTGGAACGGCTTGAGCACATCGGTGCGGCCTCGCCGGTCCCGGTAGCTGCGCACCCGGCTCGTCAGATCGGTCCATGCCGGGTCAGCGGGCAGCGGCGGCTCATCGTTGGGGCCGAGCTCCAGGGCGATGCGTACGGTGATCTGCCCGTTGGCGAGGGTCACGCGTCCACCAGCGGACGGCCACCCATGCGGGTCTGGCGGTTGATCTCGGCGATGACATCACGAGCCGTGGCCTTGCCGTCGCGGGCTTCGGTGACGTTGATGTTGTAGACGTTCCCGCTGCCACCTGATCGGCCGCCGTTGACCGACGTACCCGAGAGGATCTGCTTGGTCTGGTGGGCGGGCACGATCGCACCGCTCACCCCCGGCCGGAACAGTTCGAGGCCGCGCTCGTTGATCGGGTACAGCTGGCCGGCGACGACACCGCCACCCGAGGCCTTGCCCTTGTGCGCCGCTTGGGACTGCTGGATCGCAGCACCCGCCGTACCTGACAGGACCGAGCCGATCAGCGGATCCACCACGGTGCCCAGCAACTTGATCTGGTTGAGGGCGTCCTCGGTCATCGCGTTGAAGTAGATGTCCTTCCAACCGGGTACGTCTTCGATTGACTTGCGGACCGCTGCGGCCTTCAGTTCGGCTTCGCTGCTGTTGGACCGGAACTGGGTGTAGATGTCGGTCGGGGTCAACCCCATCTCATCGATCAGCGCCGTCGCCTGGTCCTTGGTCAGCCCCGCCTGGACCAGCGTGTCGTAGAGGCTGGTCGAGTAGTTGACCATCGACTCGATCGCCGCACCCGTGCCCGACGTGTCGCGCAGTGTCATCGCGTACTCGAGTTGGGCGTCCTTCGCTGCGATGATTGCCTCGCGGTTCTGCCGGCCCTTCTCCACAGAGATGTCCAACACCGTGCCGTTGTCCTTGAACGACTGCGTCACATCGTCGAGCGCCCGCTCGGCATCGATCTGCGTAGAGACCTGGCCCGTGATCTCGTCGTAGTAGTCACGGATCGCAGACGTGGCCGCCGCCGCCTGGTCCGCGATGGCCTTGAGCCCCCGTGCGTTGCGCTCGTGGGAGACCGCGGCTTCCTTCGTGCGCTCCCCCGCCTCCTTCGCCTTGTCGGCAACATCTTGCGTGGCGGTGGCCGCTTCGACCGCTGCACCCGCGTAGCCGCCGTTCGCCCGATCGGCCCGCTCCATCTCGGTCCAGTAGGCGGGCAGTTGGGTCGCGACCTGCTCGGCCGAGACGCCCTGCTCCATCATCGACGAAGCGACCTTGGCGTAGGCCTTCTGCGCCTGGTCGGCGTTGCCCGACGTGACCGCCTGGGCAAGGGCGGCGTCCAGGTCCTTGATCGTGTCAAGGGACTGCTTCATGCCCGTGCCGCCGAAGTCCGTCGTGACGTGCGAGGCGAGGTAGCCGGGGGAGTCCCCGTAGTCCTTCGGTGCGTCGGACGCCTGGCCGAAGGTGGCGGCCAGGTCCTCCACGCTGAGGCCCATCGTGTCGGTGATGTTGGTGACGCCCGCTGCGCCCTTGCCGAGCTGCACGAGGTCGGTGCTCAGCCCGTCGACATCGATGCCCGTCTCCGCGGCTCGGTTCAGCAGTTCGAGCGTGACCGTGAACGCACCGACGCCAGCAGCAGCCACGCCGAGTCCGGCCCCGAACTTCGACAGGTTGCCCGCCTCGTTCATCTTTCCGGCCCAGTTCTTGGCCGCGACCGCGCCGTCCTTCATGTTCCCGGCCATCTCAATGACCTTTGGCCCCGCGTAGGCGGCGGCGACGGTGATGCCGGAGATCCCGACGATCGCCTGCTGTGCACCTTCCGGCAGGGCGGCCAGACCTTCAGCACCAGAGGTAGCGGCACCCGCGAGCAGTTCCAGTCCGGGGGCGAGGATGCCGCCTGCGGCTTCGCCCAGGTTCTCCATCGCGACCTGAGCCTTGCCTGATGCCGTGGCGTTGGCCTCGAGGCTGCCGCCGTACTCCTTGGAGAACTCGGCGAGGATGATCTTCTGGGCGCCCATGGTGTCGCCGCTGGCGACCATGGCACCGATCTGGTCCTTCTGCTGCTGCGTGAACGACACGCCCGCCTTGGTCAGCGCCGACATGCCCTTGATCGGGTCGTTGAGAGCCTTGCCCAGCATCTTGTTGGCGTTGACCACATCGGTACCGGTGGCCGCGGCGTAGTCGTTCGCGGCTCGGGTGGCCTGGTCGAAGATGTCGTTGCCCTTGCCCGCCTCGTTCCGGATGTTCGTGAACGTGAGGAGCATGTTCTCGCCGGACTGGACCAGCTCGTCATCGACCCCGCCGAGCTTCGAGATCTCCCCAGCCAGGTCGCCGATGTGGTCGGCGGTGACGTTCGCCTCGTTGCCCGTCGACTTGATGACGGCGGCGGTCTGACGTGAGATCTTCTCGGATTCCTCGAACGCCTTGAACGAGCCGAGCGCAGCCGCACCGACACCGAGGCCGATGAGCCCCGACTTGATGCCGCCGAGCGCCTTCGTGGTCCCCTTGCCCGACCGGGTGGCTGACTTCTCCAGGTCGCCAAACGCCTTCTGCGCGTCCTTCGCGTTCCCGGTGATGAGGACTTCGAGCCGCTTGGTAGCCACGTCTCACCACCCTTCGGGGAGTCGGTCGATGAACAGTTCGCGCTCAGCAGGGGTGAGCAGGCCGACCTCCCAGGGCCGGATGTGGAACACGTGCGAGAGTCCGGGCAGCCGTTCGGAGAACGCTGCCCTCACGCTTCCGGGGAGTCGTCGACCTCGTTGGTGATGTCGTCCTGCGAGAAGTCGCTGTAGATCGCGCCGGGGCACCGCTCGTCGAACTCGTCCTGCACGGCCCGCCGGCTGACCGGCCGCCCGTCCGCACCGCGCTCCTCGGCGATGAGCCTGGAGATCCACCAGTAGTCGCAGATGGTCTGAGCGTCGAACGCTCCCCGCTGGAACAGCAGCTCATCGACTGCCATGCCGGTCACGTCGCGGACGAAGCTGCGGACGTAGGTCGGGATCCCGAACGGCCGGTACACGAACGACAGATCGGAGCCGTCGAGGGTGATGCGGAACGTCTGGCGTGCTCGCTCCTGCCGTTCCTTGGCCGCGTCGTATCCGCCCTCTTTGGGCTTGGGTGCCTTCGCCATGTGGTGGCTCTCCGGTTCAGTCGGGGAACGCGCGACGGGTGATGTCCTCGATCGCGGCGCCGTACTTGTCGATGATGTGCGGGGTCTCACGGACGATCGTGTCGACGATCGCCACCGGCCCCTGGCCCTGCGCCACATCCCAGGTGTTGCCGACCCACCGCACCTTCAGGTTCGGGGTACCGGAGCGGTTCCAGCCGGTGATGTTGTCGACCACGCCCCAGGTCGCAGCGTTGGCGCCCCAGTTCTTCTGGCCCTTGCCTGCCGAGGCGATGCCGAGGCGCGCCCCGGTAGCGGAGCCGTAGCCCTTGATCGACCGGGCGAAGTGCCGCTGCTGCCCACCGAGCGACGCCGCCGCCGCTTGCGCCTTCGGTTCAAGATCCCGTGCAAGGGTGCGATGCACCGACGACAGTTCTCGGGTCCAGCCCCTCGGCTCCTCGAGCTTGCGCAGCTCCCTGCGGAGCTCCGTGAGTCCGACGACTTGAACCGCCGGGGCGGCCACGGTCAGGCGGCGGAGGCGTCCGAGTTGACGACGGTAATCGTCAGCGCCGAAGCGTCCGTGGTGTTGCCGAACAGCCGGAACGGCGCATCGGTCATCACCCGCGACCGCGACCCCATCGGAGTCAGCGAGGCGTCGTAGCGGCCGTAGCCTTCGATCGTCACCGAGCCGCCGCCGTGCGGGTCGGTCGCGACGATCTCCAGATCGAACGGGGTGCCGGCGAAGTACCGGTCGACCTGCGCGTTGTTCAGGTAGGCCAGGTTCAGGGTGCCGCCGTAGGTGCGCTCCGTGTCACCGTCGGGGCGGATCTCCGAGGAGAACCTGGAGCCGCCGTTGTAGTCGCGGATCAGGGCGTTGTCGCCAGTGACCTCGAACCCCTTGATCGGCACCGCCACGGAGTCGATGGTGAGGGTGGCGTGGTGCATCTTGTAGTACGACAGGCCGGACGGGTAGGAGGCGGTGGCGAGCGCCTTGCCGATCACGACCGTCACACCGGTCGCGGTTGCCGTGGTGGCAGCCGACAGGGTGGCCGATGAGCCGTCCGAAGCGACCGCGGTGATCTGCGAGCCGGCAGCGATCCCGGCGCCCGACACGTCCTTGCCGATGTCGGCATCGGTGAAGTCGGCAGCGGCCGAGCCGAGGGTCGTGTTGGTGCTCGTGACACCGTCGGTGACCGAGCGGGAACCGACTTGCAGCCGCTGGGCGAGCCAGTCGAGACCGAGCGTCAGGAACGCCCCCTCCTCGCCACCGATCGCCCACGAGCCGACCTTGGCGCCCGACACGGTCTTGGGAACCACGGTGCCGTTCATGTTGACCCCAACCTGCAACGTGGCAGCGAGACTCATGAGCGAAGCCGGGGTGAAGACGTGCGTGTACGGATCGGACCCGGACGTGTTGACGGCGCCGAGCATGTGCTTGAACAGGGTCGTCGCCCCGATCACGGACAGCTCGAACGGGGTGGACCCGCCGACCTCGTTCAGCCCGCCGTTCGTGGCGCCCATCCGCTTCACGAGAGCGCCGGCCCGCAGGCCTTCGGACTCCATGATGGGGTCGGTGCGGTCGAGCGATTCGCCGTCGAGGATCGGCAGGAACAGGTCAGGGGTGACCGTGGTGCCGACAGTGGTTTCGGTCTTGAATCCGAACTGGGTCATCAGGACTCCTTGGGGTCAGCGTCGGGCGACGCGGGTTGGGGGTCGCCCTTGGGCGCTTCGGTGTTGGCCGACTTCTTGGCTGCTGCCTTGACGGGCGCTGCCTTCTTGTCCGGGGCGACGGTCCAGCCCTGCTCCCCGAGGGAGAAGGCGGTGTCGTCGTCGACTTCTGCGGACTTCCCGCGCTCGACGGTCGCCCCGTTGGGGAGGTCGACTGCGGCCTGCGGGTGGTCTTTGGGCATGGTGACCTTGGGCATGTCAGCCCTCCGTGTTCGTGGTCTGGGTCTCGATGGGGACAGTGATCTCGGCGAGCGCCAGCGGGACGCCCTTGTTCGACTCGCCCTCGCGGGTCTGGACCTGGATGCCCTGGCCGTCAGGGTTCGTGTCGGTGACCTTCTCGCCGTCGGTGCCGAACCCGAGCAGGTCAGCGCCGGCCAAGATCCCCACGACGAGATTCGCCAGCTCCTGACACCGCTTCTTCGCAGTCGCCATGTCCTCGCGTGCCGTGATCCGCACGACGAACGTGAGCTCCGCGTTGTCGCGCTGGATGCGTGGCGGTTCCATCCCGTAGGGGAAGGTGACGACCCCGGTGGTGGAGTCACCGAAGATCATCTCGCTGGTGGTGTACTTCTCGCCGGGGAACGTGGGCGACACGTCGACGTCACCCGTGATCCCGGCGCCAGCGATGAGGCTCGCCAGGTGGGCGGACACTTCGTCGCGGATCATGCGATTCCCGGTGTATAGTTGGGGAGATGGAATCCTGCGCCGTAGACGGATGCGAGAAACCGACCAAAGGCGGTGGGCGGGGTTGGTGTCGAAACCACTACATGCGCTGGTACAACCGAGGCGGCGACCCGGGATCCACCCTTGCGAGCGGGGCGCGCAAGGAGGATCCGGTAGAGCGCTTGATGCGGCATGTCTCGGTCTCCTCTGACGGTTGCTGGCACTGGACCGGGTCGATCACAAGTGCGGGGTACGGCAAGGGGTGGAGCGATGGGCGGACGGTCGGGGCACATCGGTGGGCATTTGAACTGCTCGTCGGACCCATCCCGCCAGGTCTCGAACTGGACCACCTCTGCCGGGTGCGGCACTGCGTGAACCCAGAGCACCTCGAGCCCGTGACGGCAAGCGTGAACATCAGGCGGAGCACCGGACCCGCCGTTGCAGGCCGACACAATGCGATCAAGACGCACTGCCCACACGGCCATCCGTACGATGAGGTGAACACCTACATCAGCCCGGGCGGTGGCCGATCGTGTCGGACGTGCAGCGCCGCCCGGAGCGCCGCACGGTGGAGAGCTAAGCGAGACCAGGGATGACATAGCGGGGCAGGATGTTGACGAGGTCGTCGACCTCACGGAACCCGGTGAGCCGTGGCGGGTCCGCGTTGGGGTCGGGGGTGACGAACACGGTCGAGCCGCCGTCGAACCCTTGACGGGCCACATCGGGCGTGTTGGCTGCCCGTTCCATGGTGGCGATGCGCTCGATCCACTTGACGCACGCCTCGTAGGCGATCTCGCACAGGTCCGCGTCCGGCTGGACGTACGTGTAGGAGGCCACGACGGTCTGCCCCCGGCGGAACCCGCCCCGGTACTGCACCAGCCCGGAGGCGAGCGCAGGTTGGTTCTCGTCGAGCGTGACCGCCGTCCCATCCACCGTGACCGTGACATCGGAGACGTTCACGTTCGGGAGGATCAGCGTCGTCGAGTTCCCCGCCGAGACTGTGACCTCGGCTTCGCGTTCGACGTACGCGTCTCCGGTGTGCCGCTCGAGCTTGCGCTCCCAGATCGTGACCTGTCGGGCCACCCACGGATCGGGGAACTTGCCCGAGTCGAGGCGCGGCCCCCCGACGGAGATCCGGTCACGAACCTCCGTCGGGGTCAGGTACGGGTCGGTCACTGGGTCAGACCTTCGCCTTCGGCGCAGCCTTCTTGGCCGGGACCTTCTTCGCGGCCTTCACCGGTTCGGGGGTGAGGGTTGCGTCGCTCATCGGGGCGCCCTGGTGGGCGATCTGGGCGGCGACATCCCCGGAGACTTCGATCTCATCACCGGCCGCGATTGAGATGTAGATCTTGGCGAGGCCGTTGGAGTGGTTCCGCAGACGTGCACGGATGGGCTTCAGGGCCATGTCGGCTCCGTTCGGTCGACCAGCACGTAGGGGGATCCCTCGTCCTGGTGGTGGGGGAAGAACGGCCGCTGACCAGCGGCCTGGAAGAACTCGCCGGCTTCGTGCAGCTCGCACAGCAGCAGGCAGTCGAACACCCAGCGCAGCGGGGTCCGGCCGTCGAGCTCGAAGTCGGGGATCGTGAACTGGTGCTGCGTGGTCCGGTCCCGCCCGGGATGCTGCGAATCGGGAGTGGTGGCGTAGATGCACAGCATCGAGCCGAGCGGGCCGGCGATCTTGAACACCCAGCCGGGCTTGTACCGGAGTCCGGCGACAAGCCCGGCCAGGTCCATGGTCAGGGCGTGACGTTGTAGGCGATGGCCGTGTCTTCGTTCGTCGCGGCGCTCGCGAGGGACTGGAAGTCCTCCCGCATGAACGCCACGGCGACCCGCTGGTACGACTCGCGGTAGATCGAGTCATCGACCTGGACGTCGAGGGCCATGCGCTGGCCGATCGCCCACTCGTTGCGGTTCACGCACAGCATCGACGTCTTCGTGGTGGTGATGCCGTCGTAGACGCCGGACGCGTTCAGGTCCTCACGGACGTGCTCGGAAACGATGACCGGGACACCGAAGACGGAGCCGATCTGGCCGTTGAGGATGACCGCGTTCGGCCCCATCTTGTCCACCGTCAGCAGGTTGGTATCGGCCAGCAGCGAGTGCAGGTTCGACACGCCGATGATGAACGCCAGCTCGGCCGGGTTGACGCCCCACTTGCCCATGGCCTTGCGGACGATGCCGAGGTTGAGGGCGGTGCACGACGTCGCGGTGGCGACGGTGTTGGCGAGAGCCTTCTTGCGGAGGCCATCCCATGCCGAAGCGGCGTCGGTGGCGCCGACGGCCAGGGTGTCGGAGTCCTGGTGGGTGCCGTCGGTGTCACCGTTGATGATGGCCCGCTCCTCGGCGTCCACGAACGCCTGCACCAGCTTCATGGTGCTGAACGGCAGGATCGCGATCGCCGAGTCGGCGTCGAGCGAACGGGACCAGAGGGTCCGTGCACCGAAGATCTCGGCGTCGAACGTCGCGGCGGCGGTGCCGGGCGTGGAAGCCGTGACCTTCGCTGCGGTGTCCGACGTCGGCTCAGCCACGCGGTAGGCGGTGGCGTCGGCGCCCTCGATCGGCCACTTCCACGGGTTGGTGGGGAGGTCGATGCGGGGGAACAGCGGGGCCACCTTGCCCGACGCCCGGACCTTCTCGTGGAGGCTGGCGCCGATGCCGGTCGGCACCCACTCGGTGCCCTCGGCGGACGTGTCGACGTCGAGTGCACGGCAGATCTGCTGCCAGCGGCCCTTCATCGCCTTGTGGCTGCGGGCGACCTCGAAGCCCTGTGCGGACGACTTGGCCGAGTTGTCGATCATCATGCCGAACAGGGCCATGTTGGCGACGGTCTGCTGGAACGACCGGACGGCCTGGCGGTGCTGCGGGGCGAAGTCGCCGATCCGGGGGGCCAGCACGAGGTCGTCGTTCTGGCTGCGGACCGCGATCTGCTCCACGGCGTTGCGGGCCGTCGAGTGCTGCTGGAACTGGCCGGCCTTGCCGAACCGTCCGGCGGCGACGGTCTCGTCGGTGGCCCACAGGAGCTCGTCGAGCGAGCGGGTGGCAGTGGCCGTGGTCTCCGCCGTGTTCACGCTGACGGTGGAGTAGCGGGCACGGCGCGCCTCGGCACCTTCGAAGCGGCGCTGATCGTCAGCGTCGAGCGTCGCGGACCGGATGGCCTCGTCGAGACCGCCGGAGCGGATGCCCTCGCCGTTCGGGGCGCCCTCGACGGTGTTGACGAGCTCGTCGTGGCGGGTGCGCTCCTCGTCGGTCATCGACCGGGAGGCCTCGCGGCAGGTGTTGATGATGTCGTCGATCTCGTCGAGGGCGGCGGCGCGCTGGTCGGTGAGGTCGGTGACGGTCAGGGGACCGTCGCCGCCACGCACGATCGGGAAGACCCGGCCGTTGTGGCGGAAGTAGTGCACGCCTTCGATGGCGCCGGGGATGCGGTTGCGGTTCATGATGGGGTCTCCGTCTGGAGTCGGCGGCGCCGCTGGGCGGCTTCCGCTGCGAGTAGTTGGATGGACGAAGCCGGGTCGACGGGCGCCACTTCGGCGGGGTCTTCCTGGGGGTCCGGCACGGCAGGGGCCTCGTCACCGGGCGCCGGTTCGGCGGGGGTGTCGAGGGGCTTTCCGAGGGTGAGGGCAGCCGCGAGTTCGGCCTTCTCCTCTTCGCTCAAGTCTCCGAGCGCCGAAAGGCGGTCTTCGAGGAGAGCAGATCGAATGGCGACCAGATCGGCGCCAGAGTTCACAGCGAACGGGGCGGGGCCGTACTCGACCAGGCCGAGCTCGAGCCGTTCGATCACCGGGCGGCCGTTGGAGCCGGGACGGGCGGGGGCAGACCGGATGATCGGACCCCGGAACGACTGTGCAGTGATCGCGCCCTCGCGCCACATCTCCAGCACGGCGTCACCGAGCGGGGTCTTGAGGTATCGCGACCGAGTCAGCAGGCCTTTGCTCTCGGCCTTGACGTCGACAGGGACAGCGACCGGCATGGAGAACTCGGCGGCCGGCGTACCGGAGATCGTGCGCCCGTGGTTGTAGAGGACCTGCAAGCCGCCGATGCCGCGTCCAAGGACCCGGTTGAACACGGACCGGTTCAGGACCTCGTCGTAGTGGCCTTCGAAGTCGACGACCTCGTACGGGTCGTTGAACGTGGCGGCGTAGGCGACGACGGTGCGACCGTCGCCACCGCGCTCGATCTCGTAGTCGAGGAGCGGAACCGACCGGACCAGCTCTGGACGTTGCTTCATGCTGGCGCTCCCTGTGGGGTCGGATCCGGTGCGATCTCGCCGGAAACCGGGTCGATCACTGCCGTGTTCAACGGCCGCTGGTAGTAGTTGAGGGTTTCGGGTGCGGGGAGGTTCTTGCGCTGCGCCGCGTACTGCGGAGTCATCCAGCCGCCCTGGATCGATGCCTGGAGTGATGCCGCTTCGGACGCCGCATCACCGCGGAGCAGGCCGGCCGGGTCCATCTCGATGAAGTTCAACGGCGGCAGCAGGTGCGGGTCGAAGTTGACGTACGCCTCGATGCGCCGCACCCACGGCATGATCGAATCCGTGACCGCTTCGATGGCCTGGTGCTCGATGTTGGAGAACGTCGCACGGGACAGGTCGTAGAGCTTGTGGGGCGGGACCCCGATGATCCGGGCCATCTCGGTGACCTCGAACCCGCGGGTCTCGAGAAGCTGCTGCTGTTCCGGGGTGAGCGAGACCGTGTGGTACTCGGCGCCGTTGCCGAGCACCCCGAATTCGTTGGCGTTCGCCATGCCCTTGTGGAACTTCTCCCACTGGGCCTTGGTCGCGTCGGCCTGGGCGGGCGTGAGGTTTTCCTTGAACGACAGGTAGGCCTGAAGGTGGTTGCCCTGCCCAAACGACGATGCGGCGAACTGCTCGGCGGCAGCCGCGGTGCCGATGGACTGCGCCATGTAGGTGATGACGTCAATGCCCCACACGCCGTCCAGCGACAGGCCGGGGATGTGCAGGATCTCGCGGGTGGTGTACCCGACGTCTTGACGACCGTCGATCTGGAACACCTTGGTCCCGTCGGATGCGAGACCCTTCTTCACCCGGTCAGGGTGGACGCCGCGCAGCCCGACAACCTGACCGACGTCGTCGCGCTTCTTCCACGCGAACCCATCGCCGCGGTGGGTCATCGACATGATCCAGTGCTCGACGAGCGTCAGCCACGGCGTCTCCACATCGGGCCGCTTCAGCCACAGCGGATCGGCACGGCGCTCGCGCCCACCCGGGCGGTCCCGGTAGGTGTGTGTCGGGAGCCCCGACACCTGCTCGGCGAGGTACTGGGTGCCGCGCTTCCACGCAGGGATCGACATCGCCCGACGTGCCGTCACCGACACACCCGACTTGTTCACCGTCCCCTGCTGCCCTGACAGCAGGTACCCGAACTCCTCCATCGTCACCGGGTCAACGGACCGGGAGATCTGACGTTCAGCGGCCCGCGATGCCACCCGGTCGGCGAGCGCCATCAGGGCGACTCAGGTTCGTCGTCGCGCTTGCGGACATCAGCGAATCCGACCTGCACGGCGGCGGCGAACCACATGAACCCGACCACCACCAGCCCGGCAAGCAAGCCGAGGAGGTAGAACGGGAACGCGAGTACCGACAGGAGCAGCCGGAGCGGCTTGACGTTCTGTGCCGCCGCAGCGACCCGATCCACTGGGTTGGACATTAGGGACCTCCGAGGATCATGGCAAAACCGGGCGGGGCCGGTGCGGGCTGGTTCTGGTGTCCCCACACGGCAAGGTCGCAGCCGATGAACGGCGTCGAGTCGTGCCCGGTCCACCGGTCGATCACCTTCGACTCACCGAACTTGCGGAGCCGTGCGACCGACACCGCCGCGTCGAGGTCCGGGTTCGAGCGGTGGACAGTGCGGCCGTCGGTGAGCTCGTCGATCAGACGGGTCGTGGTCGCGGCGAGCAGGCGGGCCGTGATGTCCGTGTTGACTTCGACCCCGGCAGCCCGGAGCGGTTCGACGATCGCAGCAGCAGGGGAGGCGAGATCGATGACGACGTGCGATACGGGGTGGGCGTCGTCATGGGTGGCGGCGACGAGAAGTTCGATGACCTTGCGGTCGTCCTCGAACCGGCCCAGCACATCGATGCCGGTCAGCCCGTCGTGGGTGATGCCGGCAACGCACACCGACCACGGCAGCGGAGAGGCGGTGCCGATCTCGGAACGCTCGACCGCGAGCGACACCGTCCCGGTGAGCCACCCTTCCTCGGGTGGTTTCTCAGCAGCGGCCTTATGGCGCCAGACGTGCTCAGCGACGACCAGCCACTGCGGGGAGTTGTCGTGGTCGGGGAAGATCCCGAGACGTTCCCGGGCGTACTCCTCATCGGACATCGCGGCCCGTTCGATCACTGAGAACTCTTCGGTGATCCGCCCGTACGGCATCGACGGGTTCGCCATCCGCAACACCGCCGGGTCGTCTGGGTCGGACCCTTCCGGCGCCGACCACTCGGCGTAGAACAGGCTCACGGTGCGGCCAGTTCGCGGCCACGGCGGATGATCGAACGCAACCGGTCGGACTCGACACGGGGCAGCGGAGCCGACGACGTGTACCAGACCTGCGGATCCTCACGGGCAGACAGCGACGGGATCAGCGACCCCAGCTCGAGCAGCCAGAACGCCTCATCGAAGTAAACAGCGTCGCCGGAGAACCCACGACCAGATCCCTTCGATCGGGCCTTGAAGTTCAGCCGGGAACCGTCTCGCAGCTCGATTGACTCTTTGCCGTTCGAGTCCTTGATCCCCGACGGGCGGTCGCCGACCCCGCGTCCGTTGTCCTTGACGAGCGCCAGCAGGTCCGGTGTGCCTTCGATGAGATCGGTCATCCGGCGGAAGTGGTCGAGGCAGGTGTCGAACCGGTGGGCCGTGTGAGTCTGGAGCTTGTCCCGCTTGATGAGGTACAGGCCGGCGAGCTGACGCACTTCGAGGATTCCGCCCTTGCCGTTCTGGCGGGGGACGATCCCGGCGACCTCCATTGCCGACCACCGGTTGGCGGCCGTGCGACCCATCGCGCCGATGACGAAGTCCTGCTGCCAGTCGTCGAGATCGAGACCAGCTTCGTGGCCGAGGTCGATCGCGTCCCGACCAAGCGACGAGTGGAACAGCGGCACGTACTTGAACCGTGCCGGCACCTGCACCGACGGCGGGCGGGTCAGCGTCGCGGTCACCCCGCACCACCGAGAAGCACCTGCAACTTGGTGGGCCCAGCGTCCTCCTTGGCACCCTTCGCCTTGGCGCCCTCGATCGCCTTCACGACCGGTTGCGTTCGATCATCCGCCGTGGCCGCGAACTGGCCGCACCGTGAGCCTGTTCTACGCCGAGTGGTCGGCGCCGGAAGGGTCCGACCCAGACGACCCGGCGG